CAACGCCTGATTTATTTGTTGTCCGAAATCAAAATCCTTATGATCTTATCTTTGATAAGATCGATCATTTATTTGCCGCCGGTTTTTCCGTTGGTCTGCGAAAATGTGGATCCTATTGCGGCTATGAAATTAGAAAAGATACTTCGTTAACATCAGTCTTGATAGATACTGAGAGAAGTACTTATTTGGCCCTCAGTGATATGACCATGTATGATTTAAATACAATATGTGAGGAGCCTGAATTATCAGAATGGTATTATCGTGGCAATGTACGCGGTGACTCCATTCTGCGCAACATATATGAGAATGATACAACCTCAACTGATACCGGTTCTTTCTGGGAAGATGATGATACAGATGATGATATGATTGAACAAACTACTCTTTATTCGATTAAAGATGTATCTAAATCGTGGTTTATCATTCAACTAAAACATAAAAAATTTACAAACAGTGAGAAATTTAATTTCTCCAGAGATTTTTGGCGTTCTTCTATTAATGATCTGAAGAAAATTTCAGATCAAATTAGTGATTTGGTTAAGAGGAAGAATATTTCTATTTCAGATGCTAGATTATTCTATAAATTTTTTATAGAACATATTTATGGCTTTAAACCGAATGCAATTTTGAAGAAGTACGTTATTGATCAAAAGAAATTATACGAGTATGAATCACAAGGTTTTTGTGACGAATGGCAAGACATGGAGGAAGAAATGGAACCAGAATTCTTGGGTCTATCCTTACCTTCATTAAATATTAATCATAATATTTCATTGCCCCCAAACGTCATGGAAACTGTAAATTTAGTGAACTCGTTTATTCCCAATGGAACTCAAACTGAAAATAGTGGACCATCAATACTTGATAAATTGATTTCAATGGGCTATTTAGGAGCAACAACGTTTTATATAGCGAAGAACCATTCTTTTGAAACCTTTTTATTGGTAGTATCTCAACAAGTTATAACGCGTTATGGTATTACTGGGAAATTGTTAGGAACAGGAGATCCTTTATCAAAATTATGTGGATGTGCTCATATGGGAATCGAGACTATTCGTAAAGCCTTATCATGGTTATACCAGTGGATAAGAGGCGAAGTGTCTTGGAATCAAATGGGTATCTTGCAAGAAGATTTTGTTGAAGAGGCTTCTCTTGAAGAGGTTGTTGGTGAAATTTCCGATAATAATCCACTTTTTGCTCTATTTGGTATGGTTTGGTCATGGATGCCGTTTAGTAGTGACGAATTTTCACATAAAGGAAAAGAATATTCACAGAAATTCGTGCACTTTGTCAAGGGTTTACAAGGTATTAAGACAGCTTTTGATTTATTACCACAAATAATTGAATGGGCTATGTGTCATATTCTTGCTTGGTGGCAAGGATGTACGTATGAAGATATGGTTTTGGCAAGAACCTTTGGAGAAAAATATAAACAAACCTTATCTAGTGCTCAGAAAATTATTGCAAGATTTGAAGAAGACAATTTAGTTGCTTCCCCTGCTATGAGTATGGAAATACAAAGATTATGGGAAGAATGTACAGCAATGAATACTGACCTTAAGACAAAAGTGAACGCACCTGTTCAAAGAACTTTGGCATTTATTACCAAACAGATTGGAACTCTTAAAGACATGGCAGGATGTCATAGATCTACTTCACGGCAAAAACCTGAACCAGTTAGTATTTGGCTCATTGGTCCACCAAAGAAAGGGAAAAGTCATCTATACAAGGACTTGATGAGAGATGTTTTTGCTCTCTTAAATTTTCCGCATTTCTGTGATATAGATGTTTTTGCTAGAAACCCAAGTGATGATTATTGGGAAAATTATTGTGGACAACGAGTATGTCTATTTGATGACTGGGGATCTGTAAGATCTGAAGAAAGATGGGAAGAGATGATAGGTGATATGATTAAGGTAATTAATTGTGCCCCCTGTCCGTTACCGATGGCTGCATTGGAGAAGAAAGCTAACACTTTTTTCTCATCTCCATTTTGTATTTATACTAGTAATAAAGGATTTACTAATGATGTAGCCAAAAAAGCAGCAGAACCATATGCAGTCCTTCGAAGAAGACATTTTGTTATTCATGTTGATTTACACCCTTCCGACGAAGTGAGCAGTACAATACCAAAGGTTGATAAAAATAGGTGGATATTGAATATGCGTAACCCAATGCAAATTGATTCAGAAGCTTCTCAAGGAACAAATATATCATACGAAAAGTTGGTTTATTTAATAGCTTGTAAGTACATGGAACATTATGTAGGATTTATGTCAAATGAAAGAAGATTGATGGAAAATGTTGATGTTGAGCAACTCAAACAATCAGCTCCCGCAAACTTGGTCACATATTTTGAAGCTCTTAAAAGTACCATTGGTACATTAGAGCATAGCAATATAGAACCTGTAACACCTGAAACAATTCAACAAGAGCATAGTACTGGAGAAT